TTCTTCATTCAATGATGCTTACATGATAGAAATGTATGTTGAAAATGTTGAAGGATTTGATGGTGAAAAAGAATTAATGACCAAGTTTGGACTTGACATTAGTAATGAAATTACATTTGTAATTTCTAGAAGAAGATGGCAACAATTTATTTCGCTAGACCAAAATTTAGTAGAAAAGTCAAGACCAAACGAAGGCGATTTAATTTATTTTCCAATAACAAAATATATTTTTGAAATTGGATTTGTAGACCATGATGATCCATTTTATCAACTACACAATTTACCAATTTTCAAACTAAAATGTAGAACATTTGAATATAGTTCAGAAGAATTTAATACTGGTATAGAAGAAATAAATCAAATAGAAGATACTTATTCATTGAGTATGCAGACTTATCAAATAAGTCTGGAAAATGAAGTTGGCTCTTTGGTGTTAGAGGATTATCTTACAGGTTCTGATGTTTACTATATAATCAATGAAGACTATAAAATATCAGAAATAGAAAAAACTTCACAGAATCAAGATTTTGAAATTTTAAATGATAACATTCTTGATTTTACAGAATCTAATCCATTTGGAGATGTTATATGATTGGTGAGCATTTTTATCATCAAACCTCAAGAGATATTGTTGTTGCTTTTGGTAGCATTTTTAACAACATTTATCTTGTAAGAAGAAATTCATCCGGACAGGTTATTCAGACACTTAAAGTTCCTTTGGCCTATGGACCTAAACAAAAATGGCTTGTTCGTATTACTGATGACCCCAAACTACAAAAACAAGTTGCAATCACTCTTCCTAGAATTGGTTTTGAAATTACAGGATTAGAATACGATTCAACAAGAAAACTAAATCGTGCAATTAAAGTCAAGAAAACAGCAAGTACACAATCTACTGAACAATTAGCATCTTCATACATGCCAGTTCCATATAATTTAAACTTTGAATTGTATGTGATGGCAAAAAATTCTGATGATGCATTACAAATTGTAGAACAAATTTTACCTTTCTTTCAACCAGAATATGCTATTACATTGAATGAAAGACCTGAATTGGACATTATTCGTGATGTTCCTATTGTATTGAATAGTATTGGTTATGAAGATAATTATGAAGGTGAATTTGCAATAAGAAAAGCAATCATTTACACTCTTTCATTTACTGCAAAATACTTTCTTTATGGTCCTGTTTATTCTCAGAAAGTTATTAAATCAGTTCAAGTGGACCAATACACAAATACTCCAGATGTTGCAGTGGCCAGAGAACAAAGATATTCTGCTACACCTGATCCGGTAACCGCATCGTTTGATGATGATTTTGGATTTAACGAAACAACATCATATTTTGAAGATGCAAAAACCTACAATCCAACAACAGGTCAAGATGAATAAAACACTGGATACTCTTGATGAAGTTCTTGGAATTGCTGATGTTGTAGAAACTGCAACAGCTGTTGTCACGCCACCATCTGTTCCCAAAACAAAAATAAATGAAGAAGACATAAACAATGATTATAAATATCAGAGAGAGAATCTTTATACATTGGTAGAACGTGGACAGGATGCAATTGAAGGAATACTAAATATTGCAAGAGAATCCGACCAACCAAGAGCATATGAAGTTGCAGGAAATCTGATTAAAAATGTTGCTGATGTAACAGACAAATTGATGGTTCTACAAGAAAAAATGAAAAGTGTAAAATCAGAATCAAATACTGGACCAAGAAGTGTTACAAATGCACTATATGTTGGAAGCACTGCCGACCTACAAAAATTACTGAAGGGAAACAAAGAGAATGCCATTAACAAGAATTAAACTTACTGCCATTGCGGATGGTGGAATTACAGCTGCAAAACTTGCAAATCCACTAAATCTTTCTTCACTTGATGTTACCCTGCCACAAGGTGTGGGTGGAACTAATTGGACAAATGCTGTTGTAAACCAATCAAGTATTGGAGCAACTGGATTAGGATTTGAAGTTGCAAGCTCTAACGGTTACTTTGTTGATACATCTTCTGGGACTGTTACTATTAAACTACCATCAAGCCCAACAATTGGTAATTATGTTTCACTTGTTGACTATGCTGGAACAAATAGCAGAACAGAAATTGATAATGAAAATGGTTACTATACTAATCGCATTCAGATTAATCCAAATGGTTCAAAAATTAATGGTTCTACTGATTACAAAGATATTGGTGCCAGTAGAGGCGGTGTACAACTGGTTTATGTAGATTCAACACAAGGTTGGATTGTAACCGATGCTGCAAATGAGAACACTGTGAAAGCACTTCTTCCATCAACACCAAGAATTAATGTTGGTGGTATATTGAATTCTGCTAGTGAAGCATGGTTCCAGACTGCTGGAGATACTATTACAGTAAATGGTACTGGATTCATGGAAGGTGTAAGTGTTGTTCTTATTGATACAATTGGTTCAACAGAATACACAGCAGATAATGTGGTTTATGTAAGTTCAAATCAAATAACTTTTAATATTCCTGCTGGTGTTATTACTTCTGGACAAACACCTGGAGAAGACCCATTTGATGTTAAAATTCTCAATTCTAATGGTTCATTTGTTATTAATTCTGATGCTCTTGAATATGCTCCAACTCCAACATTCCAGACTTCAAATGCAAGTCCTCTCGGACTTGTAACAGCTACAACAAATGATCCAAATGCTGATGCATTTGCTGATCTTGGTGTGACCATTTCGGCAATCTCTCTTGATCCTGATGACGGAGCAGTTACCTATGCAATTACTACACTTCCAACAGAACTTACTGGATTGACAATTAATCAAACTACAGGTGCATTGGAAGGTGGAATTCCAACAAATGGATTTCCTGCCGATGATACTTCTACTGGTTATACATTTACGGTTACTGCTAGTGTAGTATCAGACCAAACCAGTATTACAAGAACATCTACAAGAGATTTTGTAATTACCTTGGAAGGTAATGTTTCTGCTCCAACTGTTACCAGTGTTGACCAAGATTATATTTCACAATCTGGAACAGAAATCACAGTAACAGGAACAGGATTTAAAGATGCTCCAACTGTTACTTTGTTGGCACCTGATGTAAACAGCACATCATATGATGCATTATCTGTGACTTTTGTTTCGGCTACGCAAATCAGATTCCAAACAACTGCTGCCATGGCAACTGCAATTGAAACATTGGGACAAGATTCTGGTGATGAAAGATTTGACTTGAAAGTTACAAATCCAGTAAGTGGATATTCTAAAGAAGATACTCTTGCTGACACATTTGAATATGCTCCAACTCCAACATTCAATGAAGCATCTGGATCAGTTGGATCATTAATTACAGCAGCAAGTCAAGATTATTCAACTCTTACAACTACAACTCTTGATGCTAATCCAGTTGATCCAGATGATACTATTACATATTCTCTTACCAATGTAGCAACCGAACTTGCCAATTTGGCAATTGATGAAAATACAGGAGCGCTTTCTGGAACAGCTGATTTGAGTGCTGTTACACCTGCTGATTATAATTTCACAGTTGTGGCAGCTGCTCGTTCTGCCGAAACTGATAATGTAAAAACTGATAATCGTGTTTATACCGTTACAGTTGCACCTGCTTCTTTCTACAGTTATTCGGTTGACCAGTCATTACGGTTTGATGGGACAAGTAGTTGTTTGAGTAGGACTCCTACAGCAGGTAATCAAAAGACTTGGACTTGGAGTAGTTGGGTAAAGCGCAGCGCATTAGCAACTCGTCAACAATTATTTTCTGCTTATAACCCGTCAAATTCACTTTATATTGAGTTTGTAAATTCAACAGATACTCTTCGCATTATTGAAGGTAATAGTAGTGGAACCCACTTAGCTACAACACAAGTATTTCGTGACCTATCTGCTTGGTATCATGTTGTTGTTGCATGGGACACAACTCAAGCGACTCAATCTAATAGTGTCAAAATGTATCTGAACGGTTCACAAATAACTTCTTTTGGAACCTCAACATATCCAAACCCTAATTTAGATGGCGATATTAACAATAACATTCTCCATACGATTGGATGCTATGCGGGCAGTGGTTTCTTTTTCAATGGCTACCTAGCGAACATCCAATTCATAGACGGTGCAGCACTAGACGAATCATATTTTGGAGAAACAAAACAAGGAATTTGGATTCCAAAAGTATATGACGGTACAAGCCCAACAGGACCAACAATAACAGATTCAGATACTCAAGGAACTGGCACGGGTATTTACGGTACAAACGGATTCCATCTTGACTTCAGTCCTGCAAGCATAGTATACAACGGAACAACAATCACAACAGTAAATGATGTCTCTGGTAGAGGCAACCACTGGGCTGCAGACTAAAAGAACAAAACTTAGGAGAAAATAAAAATGGCATTTAGTAATCACGACCTCGTATTTGACAGTCCAACGAATAATTTTGCTACGCTGAATCCTTTGGCTAAAATTGGTAGCACAGTAAGTGAGGGAAATTTAGAGGTGCTAGGCACAACTGATCATTATGCCGTTAGGTCTACACTAGGGGTACGTTCTGGTAAATGGTATTTTGAAACTTATCTAAAAGATGCGGGTGCTGGAGCAATTGGCGTAATGTCATCCTCTACAGCAATGTCTGGACAGTTAAATGCACCCGAATCTGCATGGTATAGAGTTAATGGATATAAATACCCCCCAGAAGATAGTTACGGTTCCGCATCTGCTGATGGTGATGTTATTGGATGTTTATTTAATGTTGACACAGGTACTATTGAATTTTTTAGGAATAACGTCAGCATGGGTACACTTGGATCAGAGTACAATGTTTTAGACACTTGGAATGATAACGTCCATGCCGCTGTAAAAACTTCTGACAGTAACGAAAATATGGTGGTCAATTTCGGCCAAGACCCTACTTTCGGTGGAAATAAAGTACCTTCTGGTGGTACTAATTCTGATGGCTCATATCCAGACAAAAGTACATCTGGAATTGGTGGATTCTTCTATGAGCCTCCTGCTGGCGCACTAGCACTTTGTACTGCCAACCTGCCAGAAATGACACCAACTGTAAATAATGATACTCCGCAGGATTACTTTAAAACTGTGTTGTATACTGGGGATGGATCTAATAATAGAAATATCACATCAGTAGGGTTTCAGCCTGATTTGGTATGGCTCAAAGCTAGAAATCAAAGCTATAATCATTATTTATATGATGCAGTGCGTGGAGCAGGTTATCTTATACTTCCTAATCTGACTTTGGGCGAACAAAACCAGACCACAAGTTTTAATTCTTTTGATAGTGATGGTTTTACTGTTTCTCAGGTTGTTGGAGAAGAAGCGAATCAATCAAACACAACCTATGTAGCTTGGTGCTTCCGTGCCGGAGGAAGTCCAAGTGCTGATGATACGGCAATGGTTGATGGTGTGGTAAGAACAATTACAGGTGATGCAAAATTAGATGCTGGTACAATTACACCAATTAGAATGAGTGTAAATACAAAAGCAGGGTTTAGTATCGTGCAATGGATTGGAAATCAACAAGCGAATGCCACTATTCCTCATGGGTTAAATGCTGTTCCTAGACTAATTATTTTGAAATGCACAGAAGTCACTGGAATGCACTGGGCTGTTTATCACCCAGATACTGGAGGAATAGATAATGGACATTTAAATGCTCATATTATTAATGGAACAGATCAAGCTACTGCTTCATCAATTTATTGGAGTAATACAGCACCAACTTCTTCAGTCTTTACTACAGGAACTGATGCTGTAACAGGATATACAGGTAAGAAGTTTATTGGTTATATTTGGTCAGAAGTTGAAGGCTACAGTAAGTTCGGTTCTTACACTGGAAACAACTCCGCAGATGGCCCATTTGTGTACTGCGGCTTCCGTCCTGCGTTTGTGATAATTAAACGATATAATGCATCAGGATATAATTGGATGATGTATGATTCCAGTAGGAACACTTATAATCCAGTCAATGAAAAATTATACACAAATACTTTTACAACTACTGTCACTGCTAGTGATTTAGATATAGATTTTTTATCTAATGGATTTAAAGTTCGTGGCAATAGTTTAGGTTTAAATTCAACAGGTTCATTCATCTTTATTGCCTTCGCAGAACAACCATTCATTTACAGCAATGCTCGCTAAATAAATAATTGCCTCTTTCAGAAAGAGGCAATTTACAGAAATCACTATGAAACTTGATGATAATTCGGCATACTTAGGAAATCCTCTTCTCAAACGTGCCAATGTTGCAGTAGAATGGACTGAAGAAACAATCTCTGAATATCAGAGATGCATGGACGATCCACTGTATTTTGTGGAAACCTATATTAAGATTGTTTCACTAGATGAAGGTGTTGTTCCTTTCAAACTTTTTCCTTTTCAGAAGGATATTGTTGGCACAATTCACAACAATAGATTCACTATATGTAAATTACCTCGGCAGAGCGGAAAAACAACCACACTGGTTGCATACATCGTTCATTATATTCTTTTTAATTCAAACATTAATGTTGCTATTCTTGCGAACAAAGCTGCGACTGCAAGAGATATTTTAGGAAGGTTACAATTAGCCTATGAAAATCTTCCTAAATGGCTGCAGCAAGGAGTAATGGTTTGGAACAAAGGTTCTCTTGAATTAGAGAATGGTTCCAGAGTAGTTGCTTCAGCTACATCATCTTCAGCAGTTCGTGGTGGTAGTTATAATTGCATATCAAGTGATTCTCTGATAACAATTAAAAATGTAAATACAGGAAAAATTGAAGAAATATCAATAGCAAACTTCTCTAGAAGAATAGAATTTGATAAATATAAACAAATTCATCTAAAAGGAGAAGAACATGGAAATGATAGAGAACAAATACAAGAAGTATTATTTTTTGCTGATGGAAAAGGCAAAAAATCGGCCATTAGAAGCATTGAAAAATCAAGTAAGAATAGAGAAACATCATATAATTCCATCCTCTCTTGGAGGAACAGATTTAGAAGAAAATTTAGTAATTTTGACAGTAAAAGAACATTTGATAGCACATCATTTATTGACAAAATTTTTGAGTTCTGTGGAGAAAGCAAAGATGTGTCATGCATACTTTTATATGACACAGGGAATTCAAGGGAAATTTGTCAAACTTACAGAGAGACAACAACGAACGCTAATGAAAGAATATTCAATAGCAAGAAAAATTATGAGAACAGGAAAGAAACACTCAGAGGAAACGAAAAAGAAAATTTCAGAATCCAACCTTGGAAAGAAAGTTTCCCAAGAGGTAAGAGAAAAAATATCAAAAGCAAATTCTGGAAGATTGGTTGGAATAAAAAGGTCAGAAGAATTTTGTCAGAAAGTATCAAATGGATTAAAGGGGAAAAAGAAAACCAAAGAGCATATGGAAAAAATCAACAAAAATCCAGAAAAAATAAAGAAAACAGCAGAAGCACATCGTGGCATGAAGCGGTCAGAAGAATCAAAACAAAAAATGCGAGAAGCTGCTTTGAAGAGAATAGAACGTCAAGGTGGTCCTTGGAACAAAGGAATGAAGAAGATAGATGGGAAGTATTCACACCAAACGGATTTAGAAAATTTCATGGATTAAGCAAATCTATTTCAACAAATAATATAAAATTGTTATTTTCTGATGGCTCAGAATTAAAATGCACTTTAGACCACAGAATAGCAACAACAATTGGATTTATTGAGGCAAAACAACTCACAGAATCTCATTCAATTTTATCTAAAGATGGAATTGTGCATTTAATCAATTCAATTCCATCAAATGATAAACTTGAAGTGTATGATTTATTAAATGTAGAAAAAGATAATTGTTTTTATGCTAATAATATATTAGTTCATAATTGCATTGTACTTGATGAATTTGCCTTTGTACCTCAAAACATTGCTGAAGACTTCTTTTCTTCTGTTTATCCTACCATCTCCTCTGGTAAATCAACCAAAGTTGTAGTCATTTCCACACCAAATGG